GCCGCAAGGCAAAATGTGATTTCCTCATTTAGTAAAGGGGAAAAACGTGTATTAAACCCCAAAAGAGAAAAAGCCAAGAAACGTAACGGTGGAAAGGCTAACTAAGAGAGGTTTTTATGCCTTATAAAGATAAGGATAAGAGTAGACAACACTCTAAAAACAGGTATAAACAAGTGAAGGGAACCCCTCTTGGTGAAAGACAACAAGAACAAAAGACAATTTCTGGACGAAGAATACGAAATGAACGGAAAGCTTACTTAGTCTCACTACTTGGTGGAAAATGTGTTCGTTGTGGTTATTCTAAGAGCTTATGGGCATTACAATTTCATCATATAAATCCAGAAGATAAAGAATCAAAAAATCTCTCTAAATTGAGTTTTGAAAAACAAATAGAGGAAGTTAAAAAATGTATCCTATTGTGCGCTAACTGCCACATTGAATTACATGAAGAACTTCTATTGGAGACAAATGATGCAATATGAGTGGTGGCAATTTTGCTTAATTACAATAAGTAATGGCATTAGTTGGAGCTTACCGATTATTACTGTTTTCTTAGCTGCTGCTTGGTTCTTAGGAAATGTAACCAAAGAAGTAGTAGAAAAGGTAAAGAAGAAAGTCTCTACTGAGGAATAAGAATGAATAAACTTTCCAGATTTATAACTGCTATAACAGAAACAAAGTCTGATATAGACCGTTACTTTTTAAGAAACCTTCCCGGTCAGGATATGGCGGCGATTATGGATGACCCTTACACTAATGTAAGTTTGGTCTATACTTGTATTTCCACTACTGCCAGAGCTATTGCACAGGTTCCTCTTATGGTTGTTAAGTATGATGCCAGAGAGAACCCAATTCCTGTAGCAACCTCTCACCCTTGGCAAAAACTGTTAAATAAACCCAATTATATGATGTCCAGAGGTTTCTTTTTAGAAACTCTTATTTCTTTTTGGATGCTGGACGGTAATGTATGTATTATTCCATTTCCTCCTAATAGTGCGGCGGGTGGAGTACCACAATCTTTGTGGCCCGTCCGTTGGAAGTACATGACCCCTGAAAAGGATGGAAATGGTCACTTAAGTCGTTGGTTATATAAACCTAACCAAGGAACTTCAATACCGTTGGAGCCAAGTGAAGTACTTCATTTAAAGTTCTTCAATCCGAATGACAATGTTGAAGGTCTTGCTCCACACCAAGCTGGAAAGTTACCTATTCAAACCTTACACAAGGCTGCGAATTACAACTCTCAATTCTTTGAAAATGGTGCTGTTCCTGGTGGTGTTATGCATACTGATAAACAGTTGTCTAAGACTACCTTTGATAGAACCAAAGCTCAAGTAAATCAAGAATATGGGGTTAAATCAGGTCAAGCCCATAAGATTATGGTTTTGGAACAAGGTTTGAAGTGGGCGGGAACTGGTTTATCTCAAAGGGATATGGAATTTATCAATTTACATAGATTAAACGCCGAAGAAATTTTGCAAATTTATGGTATGAAGAAGTCCATTATCTCTATTACCGGAGACTTAAACTTTGCTACTGCTACAGCAGAACGTAAAGAATGGTGGCATGGAACTTGTCTTCCTCTTATGCGTCTGCTTGTTGATACTTTTTCTTTTGGTTTGTTTGAACAAAAGAATTTGAACTTTGACTTACTATTTGACATTTCTTCCATTGAAGCATTGCATGAAGCCTTCGCAGAGAAGTCTAAAACTGCTGAAATCCTTCTAAGATTAGGTTTTACCAGAAATGAGGTAAATTCCCGCTTAGAGCTTGGCTTCCCCAATGTTAAATGGGGAGATACTGCATATATGCCTGTAAACATGATGCCAGTTAACTTAGAGGGTTTTGACCCATTTGCTGGTGGTCCTGGTGGAGTTGGTGGAGACAATCCTAATCCGAATAATCCACAAGATAACCCTGATGCAGACCCCACACCGCCAGAAACACCACCACAAGGGGATGATGAACCGAAATCAGCACAACTGGCACATTTAACACGTTCTTTTGAAGGGCAAATGGTTGGAAAGCTTAAAAGAGTGTTATTTGATATGCGAAAGAACACTTTAGAGATTTCTACAAGGCTTACTGATGATTTTACCCCTTCAATGGTGAATTTTGATAGTAATAAAGTGATGTTAACACGTTTTGTAACCCCTATTCTTGCTGGAACAGTAGAAGCGGGTTATCAAATAGCAGTAACAGAGAAAGACTCTCTGTTACCCGAAGATATTCAAGTAAGACCCGATATAGTATCAAATTACTTGGTAAATCTTCCCAAGAGTAAGCTTTTAGGTCTAATTGAACAAGTTAAATTAGACCTTGAAAAAGGTCTTTTGGTGGCTAAAAAAGATGGTACTGACATAGGAAGGATAATTCGTGATGTTTTTAATCAATCTATGTCTAAAGCAAAAAATACTGCTCATACAGAAGTCTTAAAAGCCTTAAATTTTGGCATAGAGGCCGGGAGCAAATTGATGGAGGTTAATTAATAATGGCTTATTTTGTTAAAAATACTGATGATTCACCTGTCATGCATGATGGTGTAGCGGTATTTATGTCCTTGATGGATAACGTAGTCAAGGGTGTGGATATGAAAACCCGTCAACTGAACATGATTGGTTCAGATGAATCTGTAGACCGTGATGGTGATGTTATCATGGTTAATGGATGGGATTTAAACAACTTCCTTAAGAATCCCGTATTCTTGTGGAGTCATGTTTATCATGGTCCTGAGTCTGTTCCTTTGGCACGTGCAATTAAGGTTATTAAAAGACGTACACCGGCTCGTTTGGACTTCGTACTACAGTTTCCAACCGAAGGAATCAACCCTTTTGCTGATATGATTCTTTCTTTATACAATGAGAAAATTATCAACGCAAGTTCTGTTGGGTTTATTCCACGTGAATGGAAACCAATGGATGAAAACTCAAGTGAGATGGATATGATGTTTGGTGCTGGACGTAGATTCGTTAAGCAAGAACTGTTAGAGTTGTCTGGTTGTGCTGTTCCGTGTAATCCTGCGGCTCTGCAAAATGCAGTTAAAGGCTTCTTGCATCAGCAAACAACCAAAGAACATTTGCAACAAGTTGTAAATTGGACTATGGGAAAAGCAGTGTTGGACCCAAAAATTATTGGTATTGATGAAGTGGAACTTGCCGGGGAATTTCAAGAACTTAAGTGCGAAGTAGAAGAAGATAATGGTCTTCAAGTGCAAGTTCCTGATAAAATTACTCAAAAAGAGGTTCCGCAAGGGGTTGACAACACTGGTAAAAAGGATTATAATATTAACCAACAAAGTGCGGAAGGCGAAGTTGTTGAAACAGACCCTACCGATGATGTTAAAACCCAAGAAGAAAAGGACCAAGCCATGTTGAAAGAGCTTAAAGAGAAAAATCCAGACATTACCTACTTCAAGCTGAACGCGGCTGATGGAACTGGTGACATTACATTAGAACCCGTTGGCCTTGAAAGTCTTAAGAGTGAATTTGGTGTAGAAGCCAGATTAGCTTTGGCTTTTGGCGACAAAATAACGTTGGTTGAACCTCAAGAGTTTGTAAAGCTTTTGGGGATTCCAGAAGTGCCTACTTCTACTGAGGAAGTTCCTGAAAAAGAGACAGAAGTTCCCGAAGGCAAAGAAGCAGAATCTCTTGATACCACAAAACTTTTGGATAGTTTGAAGAAGCTATCTGCTATTCTACCGGAGGTCAAATAAAAAATGGCTGAAACTGATAACGTAAAAGAATTACAAGGTGTTATTGACGAAATTGCTACTAAGGTAGCTGGTCTTAGCGGCTTGAAAGAAAAGCAAGAGGAATTGGCAGCAAAGATTGCGGCTTATGACGAAGCTGCTGCAAAGGGCTTCCCTCTACCTCTTACTGGCAAGGGCGCAAACGGAGAAGAAATCTACTGTGGTTTCTCTATGGCGCACCAAGGCAAACGCCTTATTGACAAATTCGAAAACCCTGGCGGGTATCATATGACTCCCGAAGTTAAGGATGAAGTAGCGAAAGTTCTTCTTCTTTTCGTTAAGGGTGGGATTCAAATGGACCCCTTTGCGGCACGTGAGTACAAAGACAAGTACCGCATGAAGTCTGGTGAAGTCATCGGTGACTCCGGTAACGTGTTCCCTGTTCCTGATATTTTGGAAACTCAAATCCTTGCGTATGCTCGTGAAAAGTCTGTTCTGTTGCGTGATGCAACAGTGATTGACATGACCAGCATTAAGCAAAGCTGGCCTATTGAAACTGGAAACAGTTCTGTTGGTTGGGGTAACACCACAGCCGAAAGCAACCCTGACATTGATGAAATCGAGCTTGATGCCGAAGAATTGAGTGCGTACTCTGCTGTACGTAACCACCAATTGGCTGATGCTCGTTCTGACATCGTTTCTTGGTTGCTTGTCAACTTGGCTACCGCTTGCGGTATGGAAATTGACAACCAAGGCTTCAATGGCCGTAAGGCCGGTGGTTCTGACCCCTTTGACGGTATTACTTCCGTCAATAACAGTGCTGTATTGGCTGTGACAATGGGTGCTGGCGAAAGATTTGCCGACATCAATGATGATTACTTCTCTCAAATGATTGCGAAGTTGGACGGCTTGCGTAAGCAAGGTGCTCAATTCTACATGAATGGGGCGGTAATGCACTTTGTCCGTCAAATCAAGGACGGCGTGGGTAATCCTATTTTCATGCCTGGAAATATTTCCACAGGTCAACCTTCTACCATCTACGGATACGGTAATACCGAATGCGTAAAGATGAATAGCACTGATTCTTCAAGCAAGGTTGCTGCTATTTTCGGTAACATGAAACAATTGTTTATCGGACGTAGACTTGACTCTACCGCATTGATTGTAGACCCTTATGGTCTATTCACCACCAACCGTACCCGCTTCAAGATTTACCAAAGATGGGCTGTGCAAGTGGCTCTACCTGCTGGTTTCGTGAAGTTGGTTCTTGGTAGCTAAACCCTTAGTGGTTAAGATATAAAATTGAAGCCCCTTTGCACAAAATGTAACCTAAGACCTGCTGAGGCAAAGGGACGTAGTGTAGAGGGGCTTTCTTTATATCGAAAAGTATGCTGGAAATGTCATGGTAGGAATACATTAAATAGTAAAACAAGGATAAGAAGAAAGAAAATAGCCACAGTATACATAAAGAAGGACAGATGTGATTATTGTGGTTTTGTTGCTTTGCATCCTTGTCAATTGGATGTAGACCATATTGACGGAAACAGTTTAAACAATGAAGAAGGGAATCACCAAACATTATGTGCTAATTGTCATCGTTTAAAGACATTAACACAAGAAGATTGGAAAGAAAACCCTTAATGGAGGTCATAAGTTATGACTGTCGCAAATACTGAAATTGTAACCAAGAAAACTATGATAGATGCGGGATACGTGGTAGTAACTCAACACGCTACCACAAGAGTTCTGACTCTGGTGGATGGTGTTGTATATAAGACACAAATTTTAGCTCAAGCGGTGATTGATGCGGCTTCTGCTATTGTTGGTCAAACCACTCTCTATCTAATCCTTCGTGTTGCTGCCATCTCTGGAATTAAAGCAACCGTATCATAAGGAATCAATATGGTTTTGAACTCACAAGCAGTTAAAGTAGTCTATGTTTGTGAAAGATGTAAAAAAGCAACTGATAAATCCCCTTCCTTTTGTTCTAATTGTGGAGGGAATATGTTTATTAGAACAACTGTTAAAAGAGTGGTAACGAAATGATTTTTGCAACCTTAGAAGAAATTAAAGCATTGAATGAACCTGCTATTACTAATGAAGACTACGATGAATTAATCAACGTCTACATGGAAGCAATAGGAGCTACTTTCTCTAACCATTGCAACAGACAGTTTCAATTAAACACTTATATTGAGTACCATGAAGGTACTGGTGAATATATATTCTTGCAGGAACTTCCTGTAAGACAAATAAATAATATCTGGATGGATGCTAATTCAGAATGGGATGAGAATAGTCTTCTTGACCCCGAAGATTATGTATTACTTCCAGATGGGAGAATTTGGAGTCTTTGCTTCAATTGGCGACTACAAAACTACAAAGTAGAGGCCATTAAGGTCGAATATGAAGGTGGCTTCGATACCATAGATGGTGAGTCTCAAGATTTTCCCGTTCCTGCTGACTTGAAGTTGGCGTTTATTCGTCAAATTCAATACGATGTAAAACGAAGAAAGGATGCTGGTATAAGTACTGTAACCTTTAAAGACGGTAGTATTTATAAGCAACCATTGGTGGAATTACTTCCACAAGTTGCTGCTACATTAGATTATTACCGTATGATTAATATCTAAATGAAAATTTTAACCAGAATTGATTTTGCCGGTAAAGGCGACCCTGTTCAATCTATGTCTTATATTATAAGCAGAATAGAACAAAGGGTTTCAGAAGCATTAAAAAGCAGTGTAAATGAAGTTAAAAGACATTTAGTAGCAATGGCCCAAACCAGATTGACCAAACGAAGTGGTGCTTTACAACGTGATGTATCGGCTTCCCAAGTTATGGTAACAAGGGGTCAGGGTGACATCATTGAAGGAACCTTAACTGTATCTGGTGGTTCTAAGAACAAAAGGGGTTACTCAGTAAGAGAGTATTTAGGAACCCACTTTGGTAAGGGAGTTACTATAATCTCAGCTAAAGGTGGTGGAATGTTGGCTATACCTATTAAAGGTGGTCCAGCTTGGAAAGCATCAGCACCTACTGCGGCCCCTAAAGATATGAAAGGTATCATGGTACGCATAGGACAAGTACTTTATGCTGGTTCATCTTTTAAAAGTAGAAGTTTGGACCCTGGATTTGTTCTTAAACCAAGCGTAACCATTTCAAAGAGGGTAAATCCTCAAGATGCTGTTGATGAAGCACAACCAGCTATTCTTAGCAAATTTATTGGTTTGATACAGGAAGTGTCTAAATGAGTGATGTAGCTATTAAAACACAAGTGATGAATGCTATTAAAAAGGCTCTTAAGACTATTCCAGAAGTCAAAACTGTAGAAAGAATACCTGCCAGAGGGATAGACTTAGATGTATGTCCTAAACCTGCTATTTTCTTTTATGATGAAAATGAAAAACGTGATAGAAGAAACCGTTTAGCAGTTGGAATAATTGACTTAATTGTATTCGCATATGTTCCTTTGTTGATGGATAATTATGACGATGCAAATAATATAGCAGATGTTATACAAGGAAGGGTCCATGAAGTTATGGCTTTGAGTGCATTAACTGGTAATCCTCTAATTAATGGTTGTTTAGAGGGTACAGTTACTAAAGACTACCCAAACGATGAATACCTTCTTCTTATAATGACTTTTAATGTAACATATCAACACAATTGGGGCGATGCGTTTAGCAACGCCAACTACTAATAGGAGGGACTACTGATATGGCAATGCCCCCAAACATTAATAACTACACTATCCCTGGTGGTATTAAGCTGTTCTTTGATGATGGAACCGGGGAAAGAGATTTAGGTAATATTGTCAACTTGGATATTACCCCAGGTACAGATGAATTGGAGCACTATTCTAACCGTTCTGGTAAACGTGCTAAGGATGCTATCTGGACTTTGGAAGAAAAGCTGGCGATGAAGTTCACCTTGGACGAACCTGTTTTGGAAAACTGGAAGTACTTCTTAAAGGGTGGAGCATCTGAGAACGTGGGTGCTGGTACTGCTACAAAGACAGACCAAAAACTTACTACTCTTGCTGCTGCCTTTGTTTCTGTGGGTCAATACTACGGTCTTACTGTTGTTACTGTAAGACAGTTCATTGATTACTGTTTAGTATTCGATGGTGCTGCTTATGTTGACAACTCTACCGAAGCTGACCTTGCAGGTGGTTCTGCCTTTGCAGGGGTTGAAGGAACTGATGATTTCCTATACATTGGTAAGATTACCCCATTTAAAAATGTAGCCTTCGATGTTGCCACTCCCGGTAACTATGGTACAGGAAAATGGGAATACTGGAATGGTTCAGCCTGGACAGAGTTTTCACCAACTGGTGAGAATGACTTCACCCAAGATGGTGTTATGATTCTTGGAGACTTGGCTACCTGGGGTAAGACTACCGTTAATGGTAGAGAAGCTTACTGGATTCGTTTCAGTGCTGGAACAATTACCACTCCTTGCACAATCAATGCTATTCGCCAAAATTGTGTAGTGAATGTGGACTACTCTTTGGACCCTGGTACTGCTGCTGTTGGTGGTAGACTACCTGGACGTATTGCAAACATCTTGACAGGAATGTTGGCAAGCGGTGAAGAAGTTAAAGTATCCTTCACCTATGCAACCTTTACTGCTATGAGATTCCCGATTTCTGGTTCTTCTTTCGCAACCGGGGCTGCTCGTCTGGAAGTTCACCCATCCTCTGGCCGTGGTTTGAAGTTTGACATTGAAATTCCTAAGTGTCAGATGAAACCCGATGGAAACATTGGCCTGGACGATAAGAAAGTATTGGAAATGACAATGACTCTTGAAGTATTGGATAATTCAAGTATTACACCTGATTACCCATATGGACGTTTCATTATTTACGAAACTTAATCCTTAATGATAGAGTAACATATGAAATTATGTTATGAAATCTTAGATAAAATTAGGTTAACAAGGAAGGGGTATTTCCTTTATGGTACAAATGTTGAATGTAAAACCTGTGGAAACCCCTTCCTTGGAAACCCTAATTGGCCTTCTTTGTTTTGTTCAAGAGAATGTCATAACTTGGAAAAACACAATCCATTAAAAGGTGCTCAGTTTGGGGAAAGAAACCCAAACTGGAAAGGTGGTATTTCTTTCGAAGGTTATTGTCCAATTTGGACTGATAAAGAATACAAAGAAGCAATCAAAGAAAGAGATAATCATCAGTGTCAAAATCCTTTTTGCTCTGGTAATTATAATTACCTTGTACCACATCATATTAACTACAACAAACAAGATTGTAGACCAAAAAATCTTCTTACCCTGTGTAATCGTTGCAATTCAAAAGCTAATGGCAATAGAGAATACCACCAATACTTTTATACTGAAATTGTTTTACAAAAATATTCATTGGAGGTTTTATGACCGAACCACAAAAAGATGATATAAGTATTATTTTTTCAGAAGACAGGGTTAATGTAGGAGACAAGGAATATTCAATTAAACCTTGGACCCTAAAGCAATTAATTGGTATTTGGCCCCTTCTTTCCGTTTTAACTGCTTCATTGCAAGCTAAAATGGGGTTGGAGGGGTCAAAGGCCATTACTGCTAATGAGCTTTTAACCCTCCTTCAAACTGACCCACAGAAGATAATTGAGTTTCTTCTTCCTTACATTCCCAAATTCTTTTCACTTTCAATCAAAGATATGTCCGAAGAAGATGCACTTGAAATTGATGCAGGAGTTTGTTCTGTTATTCTTTTGAAGATTCTTTCTAAGAATATAGCACACCTAAAAAACTCCTTGAGCCTCGTAGTCGGGGAGATGGCGACTCTGACCGGGGCTATGACCCAACCACCGTCATCAGAGCAATAGATGATTTAGTTTCAAGAGGACACAAGTACGAAGACATCTTAGATACTTATCCATTTGAATTAGTTACATTGTTGCTCAAAGCAGTTCGTGAAAATCAAAGATTACAACTTATCAGTAATGTTCAAGGTATGGCTGTTGCCGTAATACATTCCTTAGATGTAGGTTTTAACAAAGGAAAAGGCAAAATACTTGAAACTTGGACAGAAGCTATTTCTGATGGTTTGTTAACACAGAAAGAACCTGTTAAACAAATAGTAACAGAAAGAACTCTTGCATTCTTTGATAGCCTTCCGAAGTTTACCAAAGAGGAAAAATAATGGCAATAGATGTTGGTACATTAGTAGTTAGACTTTCAGCCGATATATCTGAATTAAAGTCTGGTCTTAAAGCGGCCCAAACTGAGATTCAGAAAATCAAGGATGGAGCTGCCGGCGGTGGCCCAGGCACCAATTGGGGGGCAGGTTTTAGTTCTGCTTTGGGTCCACTTGGAAGTCTTGTTACCGGAGTTGGTGCATTCCTTGGTATTGCCTTTTCTGTTTATGGTGCATTAAACCTATGGTCTTCTGCTGTCCACGGTTTCTTGTCTCTTATGACATCAGCTATTGGTGCCGTGGATGAATACAGAACAAGTATCATAGGTACTGCTGGTATGTTAACTTCTATTACCGACACATCTATACAACCTGACTTAAGTAAAGCCTATGATGAATGGAAGACATACTTAGAATGGTTGTATAGAGCCTCTTTGGAAACAGACCGTAAAGTAGCGGCTGGTGGGGCAGAAATCTTTGAAACTGCTAAACAACTTGCTATCCGTGGTATCGTTCCTAATAATAAAGACCAAGTTTATGTAATTGGTGTATTGACTGACTTCATCGGCGCAGTAACTCAAGGTATGAACAAACGCCAACAAATTATGACAGAAATCCGTCAAATGTTGGAAGGTTCTATGCGTCCAAGTGCTCAGTTGTTACAACAATTTGTTGCTATTGACCCGGACTTTAGGGCAAAGTTTGAAGAAGCACGTGCTGCTGCTATCAGCATGAAGGATGCTACTCCTATCTTTACATTACTCGGTGAAGTAATGAAGGGTATGACGTACACCATGAATGATATGCAGAACACCTTCGACTCTTTGTATAGTACTGCTAAATCAGGTTTTGCCTTATTGATGATTGAAACTTTTGGTCAAGCCTATCAAGAAATAGTTAAATTAGGTTGGGGTTTACTTGACATTTACTATAAGAATGGTCAATTAACCGAAGAAGGGAAAAAACTCTCTACTACTTTAACTATTGCATGGCAACAAGTAAGAGGTGCTGTCGTTGATTTTGTTGAATATATTCGAAATAATCCTGATGTAGTACACACCTTTGTTAGAAACTTAGTTACCTTCCTGGGTCAAGCTGCTAATATGGCTATTAAATTAGGACAGGCCATTGCATGGGTTGTTGAAAAGATGGGGGGTCTATCCAGTGCTGACTTAGAAACAAAATACCGTAATATGAAGGCTCTACAAACTGGACAAACACCGGAAGGTGTCGAACTTCCTAAGCCCGGACTTGGAAAGCAGATTTTAGGTGGTCTTATTCAAGGACCACTTGCTGAGGGTGAGCAATATGTTGATGAACAAAAGATGGAAAAGGAACTTAAACAGTGGGATAAAGACCTTGCAGATAGAACTGCTTTTATTGCAGGAAGATTAGAAGCTCAAGGAGGTATACTAACAACCACTGGAAATATGTATGCATCACGAATAAATGAATCTGGTGATGCCATAGATAAGGCGGCTTTGCAGTTGGCTGTAAAAAGAGGTACAGGAGAACTTCCATTTTCAATGGACCATCCTACTCCTAACATAATGCCTCCTAAAGCAGAAAAAGCCGGTCCAAAAGGACATCAAGAGGGCTTAGGCCAATTGATGAAACAGTTAAATGATGCTATTAGGTCCGGCGAAGAAGCCATTGCTAATAAGCAAATAGCTACTTCACGTGCTGCATTCAAAGAACAATCTGCGGCTCTTGATGAATTATGGAAACATGGTGAAATTGGTGCTCAAGAATATTTCGACACAGTTGAAAAAAACTTAAGGGATGAAACTGCCTACGAACTTGAATTGGTTGAAACCAAGAAAAGAGCCGCAGAATCTACTTATCAATCCAACCTACTTGCTATTGACCAAAAGCAAAAGGAAAAGAGCCTAACTGATGGCGAAGTAAAAATTCTTAAAGAAATTGAATTGGTTAAGAGAAACACTGCAATCTCTAAAGCTGATGAAGACCAAATGAAGATTGATATTAAGCTGAGAGAAGATTTAATCAAGCTCAGAGAAAAAGAATATGATATAGCTTTAAAGATGGCAGAACTATCTCAAAATCGTACCTGGGATTTGATGTCTATGCAGGGACCAATTTCCGATATGGAAGCTAAAATTCAAAAGATGGAGGATTCCTATTGGAAGTCAGTCTATAAAGACAAGTCAACACCGGCTCCTGGTGATGTTTGGAATGTTCCTAAATTTGGCTCTCAAGG